GTTCATATCTGGACTCGTCGATGCGCTTATTTGCGCCGACCCAACAATATTTTGTTGGGGTGAGGACCGTATGACGGTCCAACACGTTGTGCGCAATATAATGTCCGTGGGGGAATCGAATCTCGGTTTCCTCGTGGACAGTTACAAGATGTGGAGTAATGAATTATTCCATCATGTTGCTGAAACGGTGACGATCGGAAAGGTCGATAGACCCTCCGGTAATCAGCCGTTTAGACCCCTCGAAAGGCTCTCTATCGTGAGCCAACTTCGGGGCGGAAGACGTGATATGTTGGGATACCAATGGCTATCACATCTTGTCTCCTCAAGGCAGTTCCCATATATGGGAAAGGCCACAGAGGACAAATCCTGGGAAAAACTGAAAACAGTTTTAACCTCGGATTTTAAGCCCGATCCGCTTACCGTGATGGAACTCACACTCGCCGCTAGACGAGTGGGAGGTATCTGCCGGAAGTTAGGAAAGGGTAGAATCCCCGACGGGGCGGTACACGTTAGTGTAACCTCGTCTGGGGAGTACAGCCACCCGGTCTCAAAAGGGGCACAGGCGGCTGCAGTCAGGAACGCACTCGAGAAATATCTCGATAAGTTTCCTGATGACGACTTCGTGGAGGATACTCCATTCGGTCCGGCTCTTCACCGAGCAGATATGGAACTATGGAGAACACTCTATAGGCCCAATGTCGTGGATGTGGATACACATCCCGGCATGTTCGGTGAAAAGTACGACAGCCTAGGGGCTGAACGTTCATATGGTCTCGATGAATACACCGGGCGCCAGATGATGTACGTAGCGTGGAAGGACTCAATAGAGACCAAACTACCTACGCTTCGGGCACAAGTTGTCCCAGAAATGGGAAACAAGGCTCGTTATGTAACACTATCAGATTATTATCTGAATGTGTTACAAGCACCACTTTCACACGCCTTAATAGAGGCGCTGAAGTGGCATCCAAGCGTCTTCTCAAGCTTTCACCGACAGGATCAAGCATGGGAGGCCGCGAAGATGATATCCAAGCTGCCGCAGAAAACTGCGGACAGGATTGGAGACGACCTTTGGTTACTTAGTAGTGACCTAAAGGACGCGACCAATGCGCAACAGCATTCCTTAACAAAGGAGATGCTTCGCGCATTTATGGTCGGATATGGCTTTGGGGACAGCGAATATATTCGCATAGTTCTGGACACAATAGGGCCCAGACTTGTCCTTGAGCCTAATAAAGAAGAGTCAATACTCACAACAGTGGGTATCATGATGGGAGAGGCAATAGCCAAACCATCGCTCACTCTTCTTAACTTGGCAATAGAGGAACTAGCGTTTCTCCGTTACCATAAAAGGACGGATCTTCTGTATACAGAAGACCCAGCTCCTCACAGTCCATGGCGATGTATTCATATAGGTGGTGATGACCACCTTGCCGTAGGACCGTTAGACTACCTCAAAGGGATAACCGAGATACATCTCGCCGCTGGCTCTCACATTAGTGAGGGCCAGCATGGTTACTCTAGGAGGTTGGTTAAATATACCGAAAGGCTTCTAAATATAGAAAACTTTCGATATAGAGAACCGATACACAGGGAATACCCTAAGTCGATGATAGTCGACAGTGTAAAGGTTCGTCTCATGGAGAGGGGTGAATCCACCCTTCTTCGTAAAGACAATAAAAACGTGGCCATCGGGAAATCTTCTCGTATGGCTGGTTGTTTGGAATGGCTGCCCAATGACGATCGTCATTGGCCCAAGTGGCATAAAGTCGCGATTCGCGACCTATTTATTGCCAGGATGGGGGCGTTTCTACCGAAACGCAGCAAGAATCCAAGATGCTTCCATGCCATCCATCTCCCACAGGAGATGGGTGGTTTTGGATTAGGGTTTACCGATGAGCTGATAGATCACCTCAAAGGCGCCCCAGATCCCTTCCGTTGGCTTATATCTAAGGCAATGGGAGGGGGACAAATACGGGATGATCTCCGTCTGTTCAGAAAACTGAACAGAAACCTCTCCATGCGCGGAATACCGCAAGCAGAAGAGATCGGAGAACAGACCGTAGCTACCATTCGGGAGGCCCTGGAAAATAATCCAGGCCAATTCGAGACACTATCGTGGCAAGAATTGAAACAAAAGTTTCCTCCGTTGAATGAGAATAACCGTAGTACTTTGGCGCAAGCCTATAATAATGGAATAATTTCCATTGAGGACTACGGGAAAATGGTCGCAAGAGGCAATAGCTTCTTGGGACTATTAAACCGTGAGAAGATAGAAATCTTCAACACGGCTCCATTTGTCTCATCAGTCAAAAGACTGTGGGAAAAATGTGAAGAAGCTGACCTCGACATATATGAAGGGGCCGACTTCTTACCGGAATCCGGAAAGGCGCTAAAGCGCCTTCTCGCGGATGCCGTACCACAGGTGTACCTTGATATTAATCAAGTGACCACCACGTGGGAAGTAAAGCCGGGCGCAACCCTAGAAGATTTTCTATCACCACGAATACTGTCGTATCGAGGAGCGCCATATGAGATGTAACATCTCAGAGCTTTATATGGACTTCAGTGAACGCACCCTAAAGGATGACGCTGAAGACAGAATGCCACATCTGGGACTTGGATTCAAGTTCCTTCGATTGAAGAACCCCAATAGGGGACCCGGATAGGCATCCTAATGCGAAGCCCGACCTAATAAGGCCGAGCCGAGCATATTGGTGAGTTATTACCCAGCCAATAGGCTGGTGGATAACCTTCTTTCTGATCCGTAGATCAGAGGCTACCCACCAACTCGCTCTTTG